CATCCGCACCAAGCCGAAGACGCTGGCCAGGCCTGGGCTGAGGCCTGGCGGCAGGCGTACTGGGCCGGCATTCGCGAGAACAGCCAGCTCGGCATGCATCTGCTCGAGGTCATGCAACGTGTCGAGGCGCTCGAGCAGCGCCTGCGCGACCTGCAGGCCAGCGACGACATCGAACGCGAGATGGAAGAGGGCAGCGCGTACTGGAAGAGCGAGGTGGACGCATGACTCAGGCGATCGAGACGTGCCGCTACTGCGGCCGCCAGGGTGGTGACGAATTCAGCTTCGGGCCGGACGATCCGGCGCCTGGCGTGTGTCCAACCTGCCTCGATGCGCGCATGTCGGCGCTGATGCTGGGTGCGGCACGGCGCGCCGCGTCCGGGATGGGACAGGAGGACCTCAAGACGTGGCTGCATGGCGAGATGGTCGAGCTGGGCCTCACGCCGGCGTGGGCGAAGCGCTTCACGCTGGCCGACGTGGCGGCCTTCGCCGCGGCGCAGCAAAGGACGCACCGCTGATGCCCGAGTGGGCGTGGCTCCTGGTGCTCTGGCTGGTCGCGAGCGTCTGCTTCGCGCTCGGCATTGCGAAGTGGTTCAGATGGCTGCGTGAGCCGGAGGAGTTCGAAACGCTCGGCGTGCGTTCAGGCGATGCGGAGGGAGGCGATGCCTGACCTGCTGCGCCGTGGTCTGGCCTTCCCTGCTACGCGCCGCATGGCGGTGCGTGTGGTACCGCAGAAGGTGCTCACGCGCGCCCAGGTCCTGCTCGTCGAGTCGATCGTCGGCGAGGACGAGTGGACGCGCTGGGTCAAGTCGCGCGCCAAGCTCTGGGGCTGGCACGGCGTCCACCTGCGGGACAGCGAGGGCGTCATGGAAAGCGTGCACCTCACGCGTTTGGACGGTTTCTCGGAAGCGCTCGGCCAGCCCGACTGGCGCTTCTGGTCCGAGGAATTTGGCGAGTCGTTCGACGCCGAGCTCAAGGGCAAGTTCGGCACGCTGAGCAAGTTTCAAAAACGCACGATTCCGTCGATGCGCCGCGGCGGCATTCAGGTGTTCACCTGGTGGCCGAAGGACTGGCGCACCGTCGAGCACGTCTTTCGACATGGATTGGAGGGGTTGAGCTAGTGCGCGTGACTCGCGTCAGCATCTCGCTCGAAAAGCGCGCCAACGATGGCGACTACGGCTCAGAGAAGTCCGAGGTCGAGATCTTTGCCGACCTCGAGCCCGGCGACGAGCCGCACACGGTCCTGGACTGGATGATGGCGACCGCGCGCATGCAGGTCGAGCATGACCTGCTGCAGTCGCCCAACCTGAAGGTGCGCCAGGCCATGATCCGCAAGGTGCGCCGCTGCAACCACTGCAACGAGCTGCTCGCCGACGATGAGACGGGCTACCTGCACACGGCGTGCAAGCTCGAGCAGGATGCCGAGCGCGAGGCCCGCTACCAGGAGGCCAAGCGCCATAACGAGGAGCAGGAACGTCAGGAGGATGAGCGCGACCTCGTGACCGCTCGGGATGGCGACGACGACGAGGACCTGCCGCTGTGAGCTGGACGAAGCTGCAACAGCAGGCGATGGCGCAGCCCTCCGCGCGTGCCAACCAGGTGCAGGGCGAGCACTTCGAAGACTACGTCAGTCCGACGAATGAGGACGCCAGGCTCGGCCTGACGGTCAACCGTTGAAACGACGCCTTTGGCGGCGAGCCGGTCTGGCTCGCATCAGTCTCGCTGCGCAATCGCCGCGGCGAGGTGATCTCGTCCAACACGTGGACCCCGCGGCAGATGCGGCACGCCAGGCGGTTGCTCGACCAGGTCCTCGATGGCGCTGGCAACCCGAGTCGCGAGCGCGTCTTTCGGATGTGCATCACGCTGTGCATGCACCGCGCGGTGCGCGAGGACGAGCTCGCCCAGATCCCCGAGTGGTGGCACCAGGCGGATGCGGTCGACATCGCCGGCGGGCCGCTCGAGGTCCTGGAGTCGTGTGGCGTGCCCGACATTCCGAGCGCGATGCCCTGCTACTCGCCGGGGCGACGAACATTCGACCGCAATCGTCCCGATCTGTGGATCCCCGTCGACTGTGGTGTGTGCCCGCCGTGTATGGCGCGCAAGGCCGTGCGGACGCGCGGGCCGCTGACCGCCAACGTCGAGTTCGACGACCAGCGCCCGCTCTCGGTGATCTGATGCCGCTCTTCCACGTCATGTTCGACGGCAAGCCCGAGGTGATGTGCCACGTCTGTCCTACGCACAAAGCCATCGCCGACTCGTTTGCTTGCGACGACGAGAAGGGCACTGACGGCGGCTGCGCGCATGTCCAGTACTGCGTGTGTGACTGCGATGAACCGGAGGAGTGCCTCGGCCATCACCCAATCCGGAGCGTGGCCTGATGGCGCGCGCGATGGCGTTCGCTGGCGGTCTGGTGTGCGGCATTGCCCTGTGCGCCGCCGTGGCGAGCACCCACGCCGACGACGTCAGCGCCGAGGTGTTGTCTGCGGCCGCCGCGGCCCACGTGGACCCCGTCGACCTGGCCGGCGCGGTCAATTCCACCGGAGTGGACCCGTACAGCTACTTGCGGGGTACGGGCGAGCTGCCACCACTTCCCGCTGGCCGGACTTCGGTCGCCTCTACGGTCAGCGGGCGAGTGGCGTGCATCATCCAGTACGAAAGCCGCGGCGATGCGCATGCTGTGAATCCGCGGTCCGGCGCGGCGGGGTTGGGCCAATTCTTGGCCTCTACCTGGAGGTCCACACCCCAGGGCCGCGCCGGACTGTCGGTGTTCAACGCGGACGCGAACCGCGCCGCCGTGCAGTACATGCTTGACGCCGGGCGCGCCCGCGAGTTCGCTGTCGTCGCGGCAGGGCTCTGCTGATGACTGAGCGCTGCCCAATCGCCATCCTGATGCGCTACTGGTTGGATACCGAATTCATTGAGGACGGCCGCACGATTGACCTCCTCAGCATCGGCATCGTCGCGGAGGACGGTCGCGAGTTCTACGCCGAGAACACGGAGGCCGACCTGGGCAAGGCCAACGACTGGGTGCGTGAACACGTCCTGCCCCAGCTCGGGCGTCCCGCATTGACCTCGCACTTCGGAGGTCGCGTGTCGCGAGCTGAGCTCCGCCTTGATGTGGAGGAGTTCTGCGACCCCAGCCGCTTCGGCAAGCCTGAATTCTGGGGCTTCTATGCCGACTACGACTGGGTTGTGCTGTGCCAGCTGTTCGGCGCCATGGTCGACCTGCCGAAGGGCTGGCCGATGTACTGCCGCGACCTGAAACAGTGGGCGGACGAGCTCGGCAACCCGGCGCTGCCAGAACAGGGCAAAGGCGAGCACCACGCGCTCGCCGACGCCAAGTGGAACCGCCAGGCGTGGGAGTTCCTGGCCCAGTACAGCAAGGCATACGCCCAGGGATTCGTCCCGTGACCGAGATCGTCTGGCGCCTCGAAGTGGACGATGCCGAGGCGCTCGCGAAGTTCCTCGCTGAAGCCCTCGACAACCTCTACCTCGAGGGAAGCGAGCTCGAGGCGCAACTGACGCGCTGGTTAGCCGAGCTCCAGGAGCTGCGCACCCAGCGCGCACGCTACGACGCGCTACTCCAACCAAGCATGGAGGTCTTGCTGACATGACCCGAGCTCTTGAACAACGCCGACCGCTGGATAAAACCTCGGGCATCCGTCAGTTTGGCGATCTGCCGCCGGCCACCTCGAGCATGGATCTCAACCGTGCGCTGGAGCTGGCGGGCGTCGACGAAACGGAACTGGTGTTGCTTGCGTCAACCACGTTCAAAGAGTGCTCGTCAATGGAGGAGCTCGTCACGTTGATCGCCGGGGTGCGTCGGCGTGGGCTCGACGCGCTCCTCAAGCAGGTCTATTACGAGCGTTTTGGGGGCGAGAGCAGCGGTCCATCCCTGCACATCGGAATCGACGGGCTGCGCACCATCGCCGTCAAGACCGGACGCTACGTCGGCGCGGGTGAGCCACGCTTTTCTGACGTCTACGACATGCGCGTCGACGATCGCGGCGCGACCAAGCCGGTACCCGCGAAGTGCGTGGTCACGGTGTTTGCCAACAATGGCGGTCGCGTGGGCGCGTTCGAGGGCGTGGCGTTCATGGACGAGTGCTACCCGGGCGTCGGACCCCGCGGTCGGATGTGGCGCGCTCGGCCGCGCAGCATGCTTTCCATAGCCGCCGAACGACAGGCGTTGCGGCGTGCGTTCCCGTCCGAGACGGGTGGGCTCGCGGACGTCGACGAGGGCGAGCAGCCGACGGGCCCGGTCGTGGTCGAGCGCGCGTCAGCAGCCCAGACCATGGCCCAGGCGGACGAGTACACGCGCATGCTCGGTGAGAGCGTCTACGCGGTCGACACCCGCACCGGCGAGGTGGTCCAGGACCCGCGCGCCGCGGCGATCGTCGAGCAGGCGCACGCCGCGGCCCAGGCGCGCGACGAGACAGTGGCGCAGCTCAGTCGTGCGCAACTGCGGGAGCGCTGGGGACTGCTGACGGGGAAGGCGCGTGACCTGGGCGTCGAGTACGAGCCCATCAGCCAGTCGGTGAGTGACACAGACGCACTCGCTGCGGTCGAGGACCTCGAGCGGCGCGTGCGCCAGGCGGAAGAGGGCATCGTCGCCTCGTGAGCCGTTGGTGGCTGGTGGAGTTGTACGACGACCTGGAGCATTTGCCGTTGACGGCGACGACCGCGCCCACGGATCGCTTCGGCGTGTGGAACGGCGTGCGCAGCGTCAATGGTGTCAAGCAACTCACCGACATGGAGGTGGTGAGCTTCGAGACGCTCGAGGAGCTCATGCGCGACAGCGACCCGGACCTGATCCGTTTGTGGAGAAAACAGAGGGCCGAGCGTGCCAAAGCCGCCAGCACTTGAGGGAGAGACGCAGCGCGAATATGCGTGGAGGGTGTACCCCGACGACGCGCGCGAGCTGCTGCTGCCGGTGGCGGCCCGCACTGCTGTATGCGCCCAGCCCATGTGCAAGGCCCCGATCTGGTGGGGCTACACGCGTGCCAACAACCGGCGGTGTCCATTCGATATCAAGCCCGACGGCACCAGGACCGGCACGAGCCACTGGCGGACGTGCAGAGACAGACCGAGAAAGGACTCCAACTGATGCAATTCAAAGCTCGGCTCGCCGCGGTGCGCGGAACGCCCTCACGCGCGGACGATGTGCGCACCGTCGTGCGGCTCAATCTGGAGGCGCATGACGTTCCCACGGACTGGCTCTTCAGCCAGCTGGGCGAGGACCTGGTCGTCAATTTGTCGGAGGCCACCGCCTCGATGGGCCCGTTGTTCGAAGCGGAGGACACCGAGGACCGATCGAACGGCCACTTAGCCGATGAGGTGGACGCCGACCTGGAGGAACCGGTGGCTATCCCGTCGAATGGGCGCCGTCGCCACGGCACACGCTCGAGCGAGCACGTCTAGCTGACGGGTGGCGTTCGACTGGATCGAGTCGCACCGCGGGCTGCGAGATCATCCCAAGACGGTCGCGCTCGCCGCGGCGTGGAGTGACCGCAAGCCATGCGTGCTCGGCCACCTGCACGAGTTGTGGTGGTGGACGTTGGAGTACGCGCCGGACGGCGTCATCCGCTCGGCGTTCTTTCCGCAGGTGGTGACCGCGTGCGAGTGGCATGGTCGGCCCCAGAAGTTCTGGAGTGGACTGGTTGAGGCTGGCTTTCTGGAAGTCCTGGCCGGAGTGGACGGTTACCTGGTGCACGACTGGGACGAGTACGCCGTGCGACGGATCCAACGCTACGAAAAAGAGAACCAGCGCAAGGAGGAGTGGCGGAAGAAAACCGGACGCGCCGGCCGGACGGAAGACGATGCGCCGGCCGGACGTCCGGAAGGGCCGCCCGGACGCGCCGGCGGCGCATCCCCTACGCGCGCACGCCACCAACCGGACCTACCGACAGGACGCGAAGCGTCCTTACCGGACCAACCCCAAACCCCTTTGCCGCCGGACGTCGCGGATGGCCTGGACGCGGACGCTCAAGGGGCTCCGCCCACCGCGTCCGCTCCGAACATCCCGCCGCAGTGGGAGGAGATCGCCCCGGGGCAGCACCGCGGCACCCCCAACGGCCAGGGCGAAGTGAGTCTGCTCACGGCCCGTTGCCCACGCTGCGAACGCTCAATGCCCGTCGCCGAGGTCGAAAATCACGACTGCCAGCTCGTCGTCGGCGAGCCCGTGCAGACGCCTCCGGCGCGCCGCCGCGGAGGCCGTGGTTTGCATCGCGTTTTCGAGGCCTCCGACACCGTGCCGCCGGAGGTGCGCGCCGAGCTCGAGCGGATGGAGCGTGAGCGTCCGACACCCGAGCAAATCGCCGCCGAGGTCGCACGCATCGGTCAGCAACCGCGATGACCACCACCCTCAGCGCCGACTGGTACCTTGCGGCCCGCGAACGCTGCCACGCGCTGGCCGTGGAGCTCGTCCGACTGGATCGGCTCGCTTCAATCTTCGAGTCCGAGGGCCAATATGTGCGTGCCGACCGTGTGCGGTTCGATCGCGAAAGTGTGCGCGAAGATCGCTCGAAGTTGCTGCGCGAAGTGTGGCGCCGTCGGCGCGTTCTGGCGCCCAGCCGGGTCCACGTTCTGGCGCCCAGCCGGGCGCCCAGCCGGGTCCATGCCTAATGCCGCGTGGCGTACCACACTCGCCCGAGCTGCGCGCCCAGGCCGTCGCCGCGGTCATTGCCGGGGCGACCGTTGCTCAGGTGGCGCAACGTTTCGGACTCCGCAAGCAGACCGTCTCCGAGTGGCTCCAATCCGAAGAGATTCGGACGGTTCGGACAACGCGCGAGCGCAGTCCCGAAGTGCTGGAGGCCATGATCTTTGACCTCGTCGCCGAGCACATCACGACGATTCGCGCTCAGCTTCAAGCGACCGCCTCCGCTGCCTACGTTCAGGGGCAATCCGCCGGAGACCTTGCCGCGCTACTGGGGACCGAGCGGGACACGCTCATTCGACTTCTCGCAGGATTCCGCCCCGTCGCCGACACAGAGCAGTCCGAGCTCGCTGGACCTGCCGACGCCGCACCCGGCGCAGCAGACGATGATCCGTGAGGCCAAGCGCTTCAACGTCGCGGCCTGCGGACGCCAGATCGGCAAGACCACCCTCGGCATCGACCGCCTCGCCCGCGCCGCGGCCGACGGACGGCCCACCGCCTGGTTCGCGCCGACGTACAAGTACCTCGAGCAGGTGTGGCGCGCGCTGCGCCTGGCGCTCGAGCCGGTGACCACCGGCAAATCCGAGCAGCAGCACCACCTCGACCTGCGCGGCGGCGGCAGCGTCGACTGCTGGTCGCTCGACGACGAGGACGCCGGCCGCGGTCGGCGCTACGGGCTGATCGTCGTCGACGAGGCGGCCATGGTGCGCAACCTGGAGGACGTGTGGCAGGCCAGCCTGCGGCCGACGCTGAGCGTGCTCGAGGGCGGCGCGTGGTTTTTGTCCACGCCCAAGGGGCTGAACTTCTTCCACCGCCTGTACCAGCTCGGCCAGGACGACCTCGAGCCTGAGTGGCGCTCGTGGCAGATGCCGTCGTCGGCGTCGCCATACATCAAGCCCGAGGAGCTGGAGGCCGCGCGCCGCGCCATGCCCGAGCGCGTGTACGCCCAGGAATTCCTGGCCCAGTTCCTGGAGGTCGAGGGCTCGGGCGTGTTTCGCGGTGTGCAGGCCGCGGCGCGCCTCGAGCCGTCACCCCCGCAGCGTGGGCATACGTACGTCATCGGCTGCGACTGGGCCCGCTCGAACGACTTCACCGTCTTCAGCGTCGTCGACGCCAGTACCTACGAGCAGGTCGCCATGGACCGCTTCACCCAGATCGACTTCGAGTTCCAGACCGAGCGCTTGCACCGCTGGGCCGACCTGTACAAGCCGCGCGTCATCCTGGCCGAGGCCAACGCGCTGGGCCAGCCGCTCGTTGAGCGCCTGCAGCAGGGCTATGGGCGCCTGTACGGCGACAGTCGGCGGCCGCTGCCGATCCAGGCGTGGTGGTCGACCAACGCGACGAAGGCCGCGGTGGTCCAGAGTTTGAGCGTGGCGATCGAGGACGGCAGCCTGAGCCTGCTCGACGACGCGGTGCAGACCAGCGAGCTGCAGGCCTACGAGGTCGAACGGTTACCCAGCGGCATGCTGCGGTACGGCGCGCCGTCGGGACAGCACGACGACACGGTGATGGCCCTGGCGCTGGCCTGGGCCGCGGCCGCGCTCGACACGCGGACCTATCGAACGGACTACGCGTTCAGTCGGTAGTCTTCGGCGTGTCGCTGCTCGGGCTCTTGCTGCTAGCGCTGGTCGTCTTCGGTGGCGCGGGCGACGTGCCGCGCTCCGTCTCAGCGTGACCCTGGTAGGTGCCGCCCATCTTCTGCGCCTGGACGATGCGCTCCTGCTCGAGCGCCTCGCGGTCAGCCTGGGACTCCTCAGCGGTCCGCGGCACGCCGGCGATACGGGCCATGGCGTCTTCCGGCGTCTGCGTTCGCTTGTTCGGCTGGTTGTCCGGTGCGGTGGTCATGCCTGAGCCTGTGCACGATGCGCACCACCGTTATCGGGACCTGATCAGGCGAGGTGAGGTGAGGGCGAGCAGCGCGCCAAACCCGAGAAAGAGTGCGCCGATTACGTAGTCGTGGGTGGTGAAGAACACGCCTCCGCCGAACCCGAGCAGCATGAAGACCGCGGCGACGACGAGGCGGTAGACGGGTTCGTTAGTCTGTGGCTGCATGGCGAAGACGTTCCTTCGTTGTGCGAGGTGGCCCGGTCCTGTGCCAACTCGGGCCGGGCTGCCGACTATACGCCTTCAGTCGCTGAAATAGCCGGAAATCGTCTCAAAACCCTGTCCGGACGCCTCAAATCGTCGAATTATGCGAGCGTGAGCGACGTAATGGTCTCACCTGGGCGTCCGCGGGAGATGACGCTGAACCAGTTCACGGGGTTCATGGTTCTGCTTGAGTGGTATTGGGACGATACCCACCCACAAAGTCGCGGCCAGGAAATACCGCCGGGTTGGGCATGCAACATTCTGGATCTAGATGACTCGACGTATTCGCGGTATCGGCGTGAACTCAGGCGGTTTGAAGAACACTGGGCCGCTAGCGAGGCCACATGCCATTGCGACAGTGCGGACTGTTGGCCACCCCCGGCTTGGCAATTGACGGCGTTGCTCAGCGAACTACGGCGTGTGCAGGGCGCGCGCAGCGCTCGACACGAGGAGCAGGCGTGGATTCGTCTGTGTCAACAACAGGAGCGCATGGCATGACAGACCCGATCGAGCAGAAGCAGCAGTTTGGCTGGACGATCATTGAGGGCTCAGACGGTTATTACACCGACTTGGTGTTCCGCGTGCGAACTGAGCATGCTCCCGACATCAGTCAAGTGAACCGTTGGCTGAGCCAGATCGCGCGGGCAACGCAGTCGAAAATCGGTGCCTCACCCATTCCCATCCCGCCACCCCGGCCGCGAAAGCAGTTGCCCAAGCCTGAGGGAGGCACGCCCGTCTACTGGAACGGCGACACCGCGCCGGCTTGACGGTAACCGTGAAACATTCGCCCACAATGTTTCACGCGGCGTAGACTGGGCGCGTCGTGGCTGACGACCCACCGAGCTCGAGCTACCTGAGCGAGCTCCAGGCGGAAATGTACGATCGCTACCGGCGCGACGACGTGCAGATCGACACGTACCGCGCCCAGCGCGAGATGCGCGTCCCGGCCATGCTCGGCGCGGACGACAAGTACACCCTGGTCAACGTGGATCCGCGCGACCCGGACGTCTCCGAAGAGGCCTTCCAGCAGACGGCGATGCTGACGTTGAATCGGCCGAAGCTGCACCTGGACGGCGGCGAAAG